AAACAAATTTGATAATGTAATGTACATAAACAAAAAAGGAGATAACGTTTCAAACATTAATTAATATGGAACAGGCACTAGATATTGGTAAAGCCCACCAAAGATTAATTAGAGAAGAGAAAAGTGATGTAAGATTCTTTGGTGAGTTATTTCCGTGTAAATACCCAGAGTCAGATATAAAAAAAGCGGAACTAGATGAAGTGTCTTACCAAGACGCTAAAGGTGTTATACTAGAATATGAATGGTTAGGCACAATGGGAACTACACAAAGACACTATGGTATTTTCTACGATGGGTATTTAGCAGGTGTAGTTTGTTTTGGATACTTCCAAGCAATGAATACCAATAAGGGAGGACACCCTTATGCCCCTTTAATAGGAGAAAAGTATGCTAAAAAAGGAATACAACTTACTAGAGGAGCTTGTTGTCATTGGGCACATCCCCATAGTGGAAGCAAGCTGATAGCATATGGTTTAAAAAGAGTTGAAAAAGACGGATATAAATACTGTATAGCTTTTTCTGACCCACTAGCAGGAGAAATAGGAACTCTATATCAGGCAACTAATTGGTATTACTTGGGATTTGGAAAAACAAAACATTATGATGTGTATACTAAAGATGGAAAGATATGGATGAATGACAGAGACTTCTACAAGAAATATAAATTCTGTGGAAGAAAGAAGATGGAAAAGTTTGTGGAGGATAAACCTAATCTTTTTGTAAAAGAGAGATTACCAAAAGCTAGATACATAAAGCTACTTGGTTCAAAAAAAGAAAAGAAAGAAATGTATAGTGTTCTTGAGCCTCTCATAAAACCATATCCTAAAAGGAGAATGTAATGGTAGTAAAAAAAGATAAAGACTTGACTAACCTAGTAAGCTGTGGCATTACTTGGCTTGATGGGAGAGTTATATTTAAATATGGAAACAACAAGAAGTATTCACAATTCTACTATGGGATATGTCATTGGACAGCAGGTGTGTTTTTCTTTACACCTTTAGACTATATAAAGCCAACAATAGGAATGACAACAATTAAAGTTGATCCTATAGATAAATACTGCTCGTTAGCTCATTCTTGTGTAAATGTGGATTGCAAACTCAACCAATTTGATTTGGATGTTTTTGTAGGACAGTTTGAAGGTATGGGGGGAGAAACTTTAGGACTACCTAAAGATTTTGGAAAGAATCCTGAAAAAGCAGACAAGTATAATTGGTTCAATAGAGGAAAGTGGAAGCACATGTGGAGAAACTTTGTGTTGGAAGTAACAGGAGGTACAATAGGATTTGATGCTAAGAAGTATGAAGAAAGTGAATAGAAATGAGTAAGCGTTTAGAGTACACACCTAATAGTAAAATAGTAAATCATTTAAGAAAAATGTTTTTACAATCTAGGGAAAGAGCGAAGACATTAAAGAATGATAACTACACTTGTCAAAAATGTGGGAAAAAACAGAGCAGAGCTAAGGGAAAGGAAGTGTATGTTCAAGTCCACCACAAAAAGAAAATAATTTGGAAAGATATTATTAAATACATAAGAGAAACACTATTAGTAGACCCTAAATATATGGAAACATTGTGTGTAGACTGTCATGATAAGGAGCATAAAGATGAAAAATGAAGAAAAAAAGAGAGCACTTGACACGCAAGTTGGGGAAGACCACTATAAAGATTTTGTTATACAACCCACAGAATTCATCCATAGAAACGGAATAGGATTTATAGCAGGATGTGTTATAAAAAGAATGTGCAGATATGACAAAAAAGGATCGGCTTACGAAGACTTAGAAAAATCTAAACACGAAATTGATATGCTTATAGAATTAGAAGAATTAGAACCAAAAAATATAAAAGAAGAAACATATATATGTAATGAATGTGGGTATTTTATTATTGGTGATTTTTGCCAAATAACACATCCTTCTAAACCTAACAGAAAAGAATGTAAATATTTTGAAGTAGGAAAACGAATAAAACTAATAAGGGAGAAGAAGAATGAAGTATCTTGAATCATGGATTTCTATAAAATTATTAAATAAATATGTTGCAGCTATAGCTTCTGCTATATATGGAAAAGATAAAGCACTACCTGCAACTAACGTAGCTTATGATTATTATCTAAAAAAGTTCAATGAGACTGAAGAAGAAGAAAAAGATGAAGAATAAGATAGCTTTTGATTTAGATGGAGTTATATCTGATACCTACTCAGTATACAGACTAGAGTTTATAAAGTTGTATAACATAGATATAGCCAAACATCCTAAATACAAAATAACAACATATAAAATATTCCTACCAAATGTATCTGATAAGGATATTTCATATACTATATTTAAAGTAATCACTCAATATTGGGAAGAGATACATCCTTATCCTGATGCTGTTGAGGCTTTGAACTTATTCTACAACTACTACAAAAAACCTATTGAAATAGTAACAGCTAGAAAATACAGCAGACAAGAGGAAGTGTGTGATGCTACTTATGCATGGTTAAATAAAAATTTCCCAAATATAAAATTCAATGTCTGTTTTGCAGGACATGATGAAAAAACTAAATTCTTAAAGGAAAACAAATTTAACATTTTTGTGGAAGATAGGTTAAGAAATGCTAATAGAATATCAAACCAAATAGATAAAGTGTATTTGATTAATCGTATGTGGAATCTAGGAAGAAGAGAAAACGATAATGTTGAAAGAGTTAAATCATTAAAAGAAGCTATAGGAAAAATAGTCAAATGAGATATGTGAGACAATTAGATGATACTGGTTGTGGCCTAGCTTGTATTGCTATGCTTGCAGGAGTAGGATATAAAACAGTAAGAAAAATAGCTAGAGAAAATAATCTGTTGAAAAGAAAGACTATGTGTGATACTAATGGGGCAGACTTATCTAGAATAGGAAAGAAGTTTGGATTGAGTATAAGTAAAAAAAGATTAAAATTTAAAGGATATAAAGACTTACCTAAATTATCCATACTAGCTGTAGATTACAGGGATAATGATATAAATTGGCATTGGGTAGTGAGAAACAATAAAGGTGTAATAAAAGACCCTTGGGATGAAGATATAACATTATTATATCCAGATAGGCCAAAACATTATTTGAAAGTAGGAAGGATAAAATGAAATTAGAAATAGATATAGAAGAAGCAGACCAAATACAATTCGGATTATATCTTCTAAGAAAAGAACATTACGAAATAGCAGGGTATGTTGGAACTGTGTATTACATCCTAATTATCGGTAAATTGTTAAATAGAATAGAGGATATGATTAAACAAGAGAAAAAAGAAAATCCAAATATAGAAGAAGAAATTAATAAAAAATTTGAAAAAATAATATACAAAAACATTTGAGGATATAAATGGCAACAAAAAGCATACATAAATGTGACTTTTGTGATTTTGAAACAGAAAATGTAGATGAATTAGCTGTAGTTCATGAGCCTGTAATGTTACTAGAAAGAACAAAGAAGAAGAAAAGTGGTGTTGTTCTTAAATGGGAAATAGAATATCAAAAATGTAAAACACAATATGCACATATGGATTTGTGTAAGAAATGTATAAAAAAGTATGAAGAAGTTTTAGGTTTAGCAGTAGATCAATTTAATTCTATAGTAATGGGATTCTTACCAGAAAGCACAGGAGCTAGATTTTTTGATAAAGAAACAGGAGAAGAAACAACTAAAGAAGAAGCTACAGAAAATAAAGAAAAATGGTGGAAAATATTTTTTAAATAAAGGAGGAAAGAAATGAAGTGTTTAAAATTTCCTAAATTCGTAAGAAAAAAGAACTTTGAGGAATTAGTATTTGAATTTACACGTTTGCATAATAAATATAAGAAACTTGAACACTCACTACTCAAGAAAAGAGTAATAGATAATAAAGATTTTGAACCTTATATTATCTCATGTACTAATCCACTTTGGATGTATATAATAAATTATATCTATTAACAAATAAACTAGGATATGAATTTCATACAGAAGAACCTTCCGAAAGAAAAGTTATACTACGAAAGAAAAAAGGAGAAAGAAAATGATATCATCAGATGGTACATCATTGAAAGTATTTGACAATTTTAGAGTAAGTGTAGACACAAGTGACGACACTACTTCTACAGATTGAGGAACAAGTGGGGTGTTAACTGCTGATAGTACACCTTCTGCTACTTACCAAATATCAAATAGCACATTCTCTACTAATCTTGATAAAGCTAAATTCAAGATAAATATTGCCAAACTATTAGAAGTTATAATAAAATACCCAGGAGATGTGTTTAAAGCATTAAGACAGCTACGATACTCACCAACAAAGTTCTTTAAAGAACTCAAAGCAATGAGACTAAGAATGAGTCCTCTTCAAATAGAATCATTAGAAAAGCTACAAAAACTAATGAAACAAGCAAAAGATAGTGGGCAAACTGCTTTATACGAAACGTTTGAAAAAGAACAGGAGAGGATACAAAAAGAAATATACCTAAAGACAAATGGCTTTGAATTGTTTTTAACAGAAGAAGACTTAATAGAGTTTAAGGATGTTATAAGTAAGAGTATAAAATTGGATTGGATAGAGAACTTCTGTAGAATAATTCCTGAACCTGTATTACAAGAACTACAACGTGCTAAGAATTTAAAAACATTTGACAATTTCGTTATATTACACTATGATCCTAAAGGTAAATCAACTAAACTAACTAAGAAAGAAATAGAAAAGAAGAAAGACCCTATTCTATTTGGTGTAATGAAGTGTTCTAGAAGACTGTACTTCATAGCAGATTGGATAGATAAATATTGTGATCTCTCTTTAGATACAGTATTGGATAAAATCTATGCTGACGTAGAAGACAGGAAATTAAATGGAGCTACATATGAACAAGTGGGAGAACCTATAAAGGAGAAAAATGTTAAACAAAAAAAGTCTAAGTAAATAAATAGCTAGAACATTTGTAGTAACACTATGGGTACTCTCTTTTATTTCTATGAGTTTTATTGAATTCCCCTTAACTACAAATATGGATATTTATTTAGGAGGAAGTTTTAATACTGCCCTCCTTATTATAATATTTTGGGTTACAAACTAGGTGGTGTTATAATTGAAGAAGTTTAAAAACAAAGAAGAGGCAGATGCATTTATTTTAAACACAGCTAAATGGATAGCTGAAAAAAATGGTTGAATCTTTAAGGATATAGACATCGTGGAACGATGGATAGATTTTGGTTGTCCGACAGATGAATCAGATGTTTTATGTGCAGCAGAAATGGAGGCTGTTCTAGGAGAATATATAATGTAGGATAAAAACTTTATATTTTAAACATGTAAATGGTAGGCATGTATTCACAGTAAAAGAATGGAGATGCTGTAGGTATTTATAGCGACTATTATTATCTAAAAGAAACAGGAATAGAGATAACTTTAAACCTACTTGCCCTGTGTGCAACACAAAAGGAAAATAAGTATGAGTATGAAATTTAAAATAGCCCAAGGAGTAGACGAAGCAGAAGTAGAAGTATTTGATGTTGAAGGAGAATTAATAGCATTTAGACTTATAACTTATGGAATTCAAGAATATAAAACACCGATATCATTTCTACCTGTAGAAGAATTCAAAAGTATTTATGATCATAGAATTAACGATTATAGAATTATCCTTCATTATGAGAAAAAGAAATATTATGAGAAGAAAGATAAAAGAATGGGATAAGGTAAAATGCCCTCTATGCCACAAAGAATATGAGAAAGAAGAACTCAAATACTCTCTAATGAGATTTTATGGGTCTGTAACAAAAGTATGTGAGAAATGTAAAGATGATGCATTTATAATTAGCCAAAAATACTTAGGAGTAAAAAATAATAAATGAGGAATTTGTATGGGAAGAAACATACTATAAACCAAATGAGGAAGACTACCCCGAATATAGTTACATTATACAACAATTTATTGACAAGGAAGGATTGAACAAAGGAGAGGAAATAGATGGTGGAGTTGAGTGATAATGCTTACGAAATAGCTAAAAGCAGATACTTTTGGGAAGAAGAAACTAAATGGGAACAATTATCAGAAAGAATATGTAAAGAAACCTCAAAAAATGAAAGATCAAACCAAGAAAAACATTGTGACGATTTTATATCAATTATAGACCCTATGTATTTTATCCCTGCAGGAAGAATATTAAGGAATGTAGGGAAGCTAAAACCTGCTACTAGTAATTGTAATGTTTTGCCAATTGAAGACTCTATAGAATCAATACTAGAAACATTAAAGTATTATGGTGTGGTATCTGCTTATGGTGGTGGTAACGGAATAAACTTTTCTAATTTAAGACCAAAAGGAACTCCTCTTCAAACAAGAGGAGGTAAGTCGAGTGGAATGATATCATTTATAGAGATGTTTGATGAAGTTGGGAAACGACTAGAAACAGGAGGAGCTAGAAGATCAGCAGGAATGGCTATGTGTAGTGTGTACCACCCTGAAGTACTAGATTTTATAGACGCAAAAATAGAACATAATAAATTAACTCAATTCAATATCTCAGTAGCAATAGATTCCACATTTCTTAGAGCAGTAGAAAATAATGAAGATTGGGAGCTTAAATTTGCAGGAAAAGTATATACTACAGTTAAAGCAAGAAATATATGGGATAGGATATTACAAAATATGATTGATCACGCAGAACCAGGCTTAGTAAATTGGGATAATTTAAGGAAAAATAATACGTATTACTTCTCCCCAATTGTTTGTACTAACCCATGCCAGCCTAAATGGGCTACGGTATTGACACCAAGAGGGATTAGTACTCTAGGAGCACTACAAGTAGGGGATTCTATATGGAGTGAGAATGGGTGGACTCAAGTAACTAATATACATTATTCAGGAGTAAAAGAAGTTTATAAATATAAAACAACTGCAGGTTCATTCTATGGAACTAAAAATCATAAGATTTTATCTAATGGAGAAAAAATAAAAGTAGATGAAGCGGAGACTATAGATAGTTTACGGGGGTCTATTACAAATAATGAAGAGTTTATAGATAATATTGTTATAGATGGGTTAGTAATTGGAGATGGGTCTGTACATAAAGCCTCTAATAATTTAGTATATTTAATTATTGGGGAGAATGACAAAGATTACTTTGATTCAGAAATATCACATTTACTGTTAAAAAATAGAGATAAACTAAAAAAAGGAGCATTTGAAGTAGCAACCTCTATAAACTATAAAGAGTTACCTAAAACGTATTATAGATATGTACCTAATAGATTCAAATTTAGTACTCCTATAATAGTTAAGTCCTTTCTAAGAGGACTTTTTACAGCAAATGGAACTGTCTTAGAGAAGTATAGCAGAGTTTCTTTGAGAGCTTCTTCTTATAGAATTGTTGAGGATGTTCAAGAGATGTTATCTTCTGTAGGAATAAGTTCTTATATTACAAAAAATATTAGTAAAACAACTAAGTTTAGTAATGGTATTTATGCCTGTAAAAACAGCTACGATGTCAATATTTCTACAGATATACATTTATTTGATAAGCATATTGGTTTTTTACAAAAGTATAAAGTAGAATCTTTACAAAAAGCTATAAAAAAAAGAAAGTATATAGGTAGGTCTAAAACTTCTTTTGAGATTATTGAAAAAGAATATATATCTACTGAAGATGTGTATGATATTACAGTAAGTGGGTATAGTCATACTTATTGGTCTGGTGGGTTAAATGTATCTAATTGCGGTGAACAGCCTCTTGGTGAATTCGATACTTGCAATCTAGGTTCATTAGTCCTTCCTAAGTTTGTTACAAATGTAAATACTGATTGGAAAAAGTTGGAAGATGTTATATATAAATCAATTAGATTTATGGATAATATTATTGATTTATCTTTCTTTCCCATACCTAAACAAGAAGAAATAGCCAAAAATGCAAGACGTATAGGCTTAGGTACTATGGGGTTAGCAGATTATTTGTTTATGAAAAAGATAAGATATGGATCGGATAAATGTATAAATGAAATAGAAAAATTATACAAATTTATAAGAGACACATCATATTTAGCTTCTGTGGAATTAGCTAAGGAAAAGGGAGCTTTTCCGAAATATAATAAAATAGACTACATGAGAGCATCCTTTATAAAAAAACTTCCTGCTAAAATAAGAATGGAGATAAGAGAACATTCAATACGAAACTCCTGCTTAATAACACAAGCTCCCACAGGTACAACTAGCTTATTAGCAGATGTAGTGGGGGGTATTGAACCTCTTCCATTTAAAGGTTATAGAAGAAAAGACAGAGTTAGTGAGAGAATTTATATTCATCCACTAGCTATAGAAAATGTTAAGGAAGATTGGTTTGTTGACAGTTTAGACTTAAAACCTGAAGAACATTTAGAAGTACAGGCAACTATACAAAAGTATACAGATTCAGGTGTATCAAAAACTATTATACTACCTGAGAAAACAACTGTTAAAGATTTGGACAAATATTTAATGGAATACCTATCAGACCTTAAAGGAGTAACAGTTTATAGAGATAATAGTAGAGAAAAACAAGTGTATTATAGACTGACTGATGCTGAAATAAAGAAGTACACAAAAGAAGCTAAGAAGACTTTAAATGAAGAAGACGTTCAATGTAAGACAGGTATGTGTGAAATATAAAGGAGGATAGATGAATCAATTAACAAAATTCCCAAAGATTTTTGCTATAGGAAATAATTATATTAGAGGTATTTTTGAAGATGAAGTAGAAGTTACAGAAAAAGTCGATGGATCGCAGTACTCACTAGGTAAGTTTGACAATGAACTTAAGTGCAGGAGTAAAGGAAAAGAAATAGTATTGGATGCTCCTGAGAAAATGTTTATAGAGGCTGTAGAGTATTCAATAAAAATACAAGACAGAATACCAAATAACACACAAGTTACAGTTGAGTACTTACAAAAACCGAAACATAATTTATTAAAATATGATAAAATACCTAAAAATCATATGGCTCTTTTTTCTGTTAAAAGTGAAGATGAGTATGTTTCTGATTATGATGTATTGAAAGAATACGCAAAAGAATTAGATATTGATGTAGTACCTTTATTATTCTACGGAAAAGTAGACAATCCTGAAGATATATTTAAACTTCTTGAAACTGAATCATTTCTAGGTGGAGTTAAAATTGAAGGGATAGTGGCTAAGAATTACAATAAAGGTATAGATATTGGAGGACATATTTATAGAGTGATGTGTGGTAAGTACGTTTCTGAGAAATTCAAGGAAGTCCAAAATAAAGAATGGAAGACAACACACACAGGAAAAGGGAAGCTTGAGGTACTAATAGAAGCATTCAGATCAGAGGCACGTTGGGATAAAGCTATACAGGCTTTGAAAGAACTAGATCAATTAGAGAACGATCCTAAAGATATCGGTAAATTGATTAAACACATACAATCCGACATAGTTGCAGAAGAACAAGAAGAAATAAAAATAGCTCTATGGAAAATATTTAAAGATCAAATACTTAGAAAGAGCATAGTGGGATTTCCTGAGTATTATAAGGAAAAGTTGTTGGAAAATAATTTTGTAAAGGAGATAAAGAATGATTAGATGTACTATAGAATTACTACCTTATGGGGATGAAGAAAAGAAGAGGAGTCTTGGTGTTATAGAAATTATTAATGAAAAAACTGGTGATCAATGTACAGGAAATTATAAAGTTAATTTACAAAAAATATCAGAATATGGTGAAAGTTTATCTATTTCTAAAAGTGGAACAGTAAGTGGATTTAAAAGATTAGAATCAGATGTATTTTATTTATTGGCTCATGCATTGAAAGGATGTGGATATGAAGTTTAGACATGTATATTTATTAAGCTTGTACATAATTGTTGTACTAGCACTTTTAATGAACAGTCTTTTTTTAATTGGTGTAGTTAGTTTCTTGTTTATTCCTAGAGTACTTTACGTACTAAACACAGATACTAAACCTGTTGGCAACACACTTCTTATTATATTATTATGGACTTTTGGATGGATGAACATATTTAATTAAGGAGATATGAACATGTCTAAAGATAAACGTGATGATCCATATGAACATATTAGAATACCATTAGGAAAACCAACTAAAGTAATAGGAACTAGGAAAGATTACAAAAGAAACAAAGCAGAAGAGAAAAAAATAATAGAAGAGGAACTAGAGGAACTTTACGATGATTGATTTATTAGATATAGTATACTTCAGAAAGGAAATACAATCAGACGGAGAAGATTGGATATCTTTAAAATATATAGGGGCAGGACTTCACTTAGCAATAAGAAAACACTCAGAATTTCCTTCAGAAGTATTTTTAATAAAAGATGATAACTTTAAAGGAGATGTATAGAATGAAGGTATTGTTGGATATTTCAGAAGATGTAATATCAGTATTAGAAGAAACCAAGGGAAAGATAGGGAGGAAAGAATTAGCACAAAGATTAGGAATCAGTGAAATGGAAGCTAGATTTCTCCTAACTACATGGAGAAGAAAAGTTGGGGATACAGCACCAAAGTCATTAGGAATGCAAACTATATTACAGGAAAGGTGTAATAAACAATCAACAAAAATAAAGAATCTGCAAAAACTAATAGCAACGAGTGAAATATTACTAGACAAAATAAGAGATATGATCCCTAGTTTTAAAATAGTTGATTCCATACCTAATATAAAACCAAAAGAAGGGAAAGTAGAAGAAAGAGATGTAATAACTATATGGTCTGACTTCCATGCAGATGAAGTTGTTAAATCTGAGCAGATGGAGGGAAGAAATGAGTATAATAGAAACGTTATGTTAGGAAGATTATGGAATTTAATTCGTGGTATAGTGTATATAGTCAATTCACAAAGGAACAGCTTTGATATAGGAACACTACACATTGACCTTCTAGGTGACTTTTGTTCAGGAAACATACATAAAGAATTAAGTGAAACGAATGAAGCACCTATATTACAAACCTCTATGATGCTCTCTTATGTACTAGCCCAAGCAATAATATCATTACTCCCTTATTTCAAAGACATAAACATTACATGCCTCCCAGGGAATCATGGTAGATTGTTTAAAAAACCTGAATTTAAAAACAAAGTAATAAACAATTATGATACTTTAATTTACCATATAACATCTATGTTTTTATCAGAATATATAAAAGAAGGATATATAAAATTCAATATTCCTGAATCCCCTGAGTGTGTGATAGTTAGGAAAGGATGGGGTTTTTTGTTAGGTCATTCAGATCAAATTAAAGCATGGTCTGGGTTTCCTGTTTACGGATTCTTTAGAGACAATGCGAAACAACAAAAATTAAGAAAGTTAAGAAGTGTGTTGTCTAAAAATGATTTTGTACCCTCTGATTCCTTAGATGGGGCTATTGTAAATATGAAGAACGCTAGAAGTGTATCTGGTTATGATTTCAGAGAATGTGGGCATTGGCACTCCATGCAGGTAATAGATGATTGGACTACTATTATAAATGGTTCATTATTAGGAGGAAATGAATACAGTTTAAATAACCTACACACTATATCAGAACCAACACAAACTATAGCCTACTTATCTAAACAATGGGGGCTAAAAGGAATAGAGCCAATTCACTGTATAGATAAAGGACATAATTTTAAAGTATTCAATAAAGGTGTCTTAGGAGAAATGACAGACTTTGTGATAAACATGGAAGTGGAGGATGGACTATGAAACAAATATTATTATTAATTTTATTTGGAGTTTTAGTTGTATTTACAAATGGTGAAAAACTATATGTTGAAAAAGCAACTCATTTTAGGACTACAAAATCTAGAGTTATTGGAGGAGATAGTTATTATATCTTATATAATTATATTAACAACTCAATTATACCACATGATATAATGAAAATACCATTTAAAAATGTTCTTTACGTAACAGAGAAAGACAAGGTGGAATGATTAAACCACAACCTAAAAACATAAAAGCCACACTAAATAGTGTGGCTTTTTTATTCTTATCCTATTATAACCATAAAAGACCTATCTTTTCCTGTAGACCCTGTTCCATATATTGAGAATTCATAATTACTAAACCTTGTAAAAGATGTTGATGAGTCTAAATAATCACCAACAGCATTAAGCATGCCTGTTCCACCACTATTATCATACTCAAATTGACCAGTTGCAGGATATGCTCCTATAAGATCACCACTTTCAACATCAAGATTAAGACCACCAAAAACCTGTTTAGAACCACTAGTTACATTTCCTATTGTCGTTGAATCATTTGGTGTACTTGATGTACCACCACCAAAAGCTGCTGTTCCTACACGAACTCCAGTTCCATCACTATACATCCAAAGCTCAACAGACGTTATCTTACCTGTTTCGTTTGAAGGATTATTTTCATCATAGATTGTTCTAGCAGATACCCAAGCATTTGCCCTATCCTCTGCCCCTGGCCCTACATCAATACTTGCCATATATATCTCCTACTCTGTAATATCAAACTTTTCATATGTCTTTGTTTTTATATCTGTTAATTTACTCTCACACAAATCTATTCTTTCTTGAGTTATTTTTACCTTTGGAACAGGTAGGTTTTTAATTTCTCCATCAGTACGAAAATCTAAATCCTTATCCCAATTTCTTTTTGCAAGTAAACTAATCCACTCTCCTAGAAACAAAATTTCTTCATCTGTTATATCAGGATGAACGTAAACAAAATGCCCATAAAATTGAGAATGTTTCCACTCTTTAGGCAACGAATCAAACCAGTTCTTATAGTCATTATAATCAGTAGGTTGACCATTTTCATCAACTTCACCAGGATATCCTTTAGCTAGTTCACTTTGTATTGGGTATTGATAGTAAGTAGAATCATATTTATACTCACCTGAATCTAAAAAGAAATCAAATCTTAATTGAATCATTCCATTTTTTTCCTTACACCCATTATGATTTACTTTAAAATGCATACTAACTCCTTATGATTTTTCTATCTTAGCAATTAAACTTACTCTTGTAAGAGTTGAACAATTATCAACGTTTATTCTCCATATATCACTTTCTGATATAGAAGTACTCCACCCACCTAATGATGTATCACTATATTTATTACTTGAACTGATTGTTGGCAAATCAGATGCTATAGAATCCAAATTAGTAGCAGGGAAGTTAGCATATGTATCTGACCATATATCTACTGTTATAGTACCTGATAGTGTATTGCCTGATAACAAATAGATACCAGTTAAAGTACCTGCTGGTAACATCCAATCTCCTTTTATTCCTGTAGCTATAACATCTCCACCACCATCCATAATAAAGGTATGATAGTTTATATTACTAAAATGAGGAGTAGCACTGTTATTATGTGGTGTAAGAGATACATTTCCACTAGAAACAGCAAAGTCAGCAGAATTGAATTTAGCCCCACCTATATTTGTATAAGAAGCTTGTTCTATAGAAACAAGGATATGTGAGGCATTATATACAATATCTATACCTTCACCTTGTTCTAATCTTCTAAAACGTAGTTCATTATTTTCAAAACTACTTAAAACAGCTTCATTACCACTATCAGGAATATTAGTAGCTGTAATAGTGTCTCCTAAAGTTTCTATCTTATCATATACAGCATTCCGAGAAGGTGCTGTATCTGTTGACCCATTCCATTCAGAACCATATGCAGTATCATCTACCACCATATGTGGATCAGAGGCATTAATATGATCAAAAGCCCAATTACTAGATATTGGTGCATTTGTTACACCATCAGCAGGAGAATCATCAACATCTTCAGTTCCTAGTATAGTACCTGTGACACCATGAGTTGATACGTCTGATTCATGATTATCTAAGGAAGCCACAACTAGTTCTATCTTATCATAAACTGTATTTCTAGATGGGGCAGTATTATTAGAACCATTCCATTCAGAACCATATGCTGTATTATCTACTAAACTGTGTGGGTCTGATGCATTGATGTGAGAATCAATATCTATTTCTATTATACTTCCTGTTCTACTTGTGCTAACACCACCAACTCCATATAAATTTCTAAATCTAAACTCATTACCAACTGCTTCATGATCATACACACCAACGCCAGAAGCACCAATATTGGTTGCGGAAACTCCTGTTAATGAAGCTTCAACAGCATCTATGGAAGCATTTAAGTCAGCTAGTTTCTCATCTATCTTTCTGACTCCTCTTGTATAAATCTGTTGTATGTTAGCATCACTAGGAGACATTTCTGGAAACGCATAATTCGGTGTAAAATCACGTACTATTCTGTATCCTGTATTAGTTAATACTTGACCATTATAGTAGGAAGCAGAAACATTTACAGAAGCTGCATAAGTTGTTGCTGTAGTTATAGACCATGCTCCTGTGTCATAATCTACTGTTCCAACTGGAGTTCCTGTAGTAGGAGTCCCAGTTAAAACTCCTGCACCATCATCTGTATATCTAACATTACTTGCATTAATGACAACATAACTCTGTATTACAGGTGTGTATCCTAAAGTACCAGAATATACTTTCGTTGCATTATTTGTACTAGCAATATTCTCAGACCTTTTTATATTATATGCGGTATTAGAATACCTAGATGATAACATAAGCTGTGTGTCTGAATTGACAGATGCTATTTCGTACCATGTTGGGCTGGATGGTAATCTAAACAAATCACCACTATTTATGCTCTCTAAAAATCTAGTATTAGACCCAGTTACTACAGCAGAACCAGATGTTACAGATACAGAACCTGTCTTGTATACTGTCATTATTAAACACTTCCTTTAAAATGTTCTTCTTTAAAAATTTTTCCTTCGTTGACTAAATTTTCAACAAAAGAATTATACTTGTCAAACTCAGAATCTTTTCTGCGTATAAGTTTGATTTCATCTTCTAGCTGATATATTTTAGATATCTCTTTCTTTATTACTTTATCAACATCTTCTTCACTACCAACATGTATGTCTTTAAACTTAGGAGCTTCCTGAATATCTGATACATTTTCTATATAACCAACTAAAGTATTTTCTTCATAGATAGGAGTAGGAGTATCAAGAGTCAACATAAACTCCCAAATATCTGGCTTTACACCATCTATTCTACCATTAGAGCCTATATAGCTATTACCATTTTTTATATAATTAGCTATAAAGTAAAATATCTTTTCATTATTTTCTCTATATATAATTAAGTTCATTTAAAACCCCTTAACTAGTTATATAAGTAGCAGTTATAGAATGTGAAGAATTGTTAGCTTGTATCCCTATACCACAATCTTTTATAATATTCCCCCCACCATGATGGTAAGAAGAATCATTAGTCACTATTCCTATATCACTAGCAGTATTATTAATTAAGTCTATATAATTATTAGATACTAAACAACTATGAGCTACATGAGGATGAAAGTCTATACCACTATTCGCAGAAGATGAATGTAATTTAGTATTATTAATAACAATAATATTATTGGAAATTATAGACTCTTCATTTGAGACAGAAATTCCATCTACTCCGTACAGTACAGAAGCATCCACTATTATTGTATTGTGGCTTATATTAGTAGATCTAGCATTATAAGTTGTTACATTTGCAATACCATCAACAGAATTTAAATCTTGCCTACTAGTAAAAATTGAAATAGAATTGCCAGTTATAACCCCACCAGCTGTATCATTATTAAATTCAGCCCCTATACCAGTTATAGTGTTTTGTGACGCTGTGGTAGAGGTATTATCTGACATAATCAAATTATCTTGTACATACAAATTAGGATTTTCTATATCAGCTAATACATAGTTAGCAATATAAATACCTCTATGATGAAACTCGACTACTTGATTATTGTATATATGAAAATTATGTACTTCTCCTAAATTTACACCATAGTAGTATTGGTTAGTAAAAATATTATCATGTATAAATATACCACGATCCATATCATAATAGTTGTATCCTAAAATTCCCCAATGACCATTTCTAATATTACAATTTCTGATTGTTAATCTAGGAGTATCCCCAAAAGAACCGAAATGATAAATTCCTATATCACTAAGAGCATAATTTTTAGATAAAGGTGGAGCAAAATCAGTAGCCAAAGTAATATTCACATCATCAATTATCATAGAACCAGTTCCTACTATGTTCATATAAAACATCTTTGAATACGGTTGTTCTACATTTTGGCTTTCTATAGTAAACTTCTTAAATTCAAAATTTGAGTTATAAGTATCTATCTGCCCGAAGGTATCAGAAAAAGCAAATAGGTTAGAGTTAATACTGTTTCTAACTATAACTGATTCTTTGTCAACCCCTTCTACTATTATAGGAACATCTGGGAATAATATTGATGCTGTTAATTGATGAGTACCTTCCTTCAATAAAATCTTCCCACCATTAACAGAAGCAGCATTAACAGCCGAAGCAATAGTAGTAAAATGTCCAAGACCAGGAGTTGGACTAACTGTAATTTCTGGTTTGAAGTTATAACAAGCTATACTAGCAACATTAGAAGTAGCAGATAAATTACCGTACTTATCTAATGCCTTGAGTCGTATAGCAATATTAGACTGACCATACCCCTGAGCACCTATTTCATAGTTAGTAAGCTCTCTAGTAACTTCATTGACATCTATACTACTCCAAGAAGACCAACTACCACTATCAACTTTAGTACTGTAATTGTACCCAACAACATCAACTTCTGAATTTAAATCCCACATAAACTTAACAGCATCTTCTAATGGTGATGCACTTAAATTAATTGGTGTAGATGGAGCTGTGTTTATAAAATGTTCAACAGTAGGTCTTGCTGATTCTGTGCTATAAACACTCACTGAATATAGTCTCACAACCAGATGAGAATAATATGGACTGGTATCTTGAAAATATGTATATTCAGGAGTATTAGAATATCTAACAGTAAGCAGATTACTACTAGATATTTCATCATGATATATCTCAAGTTTATAGTTTTTTAATAATGATTCAAATTGACCTCCAGAAGGATTCCATACAAACGTAATATCATTACCATCCCACTTCATTCTACCCTCATCATCCACATCATTAGGGTCAAAATATTTAACATGTAAACCAGTAGGAGCAGGTAAAGTATATTTTTCCTTATCTAATACTACATTCATAACATATACTTTAGTACTGTTTTTAAACTGAGTTCTGCAATAAAACCTAAATTGATAAACATTGTTTGGTGGTAATGTTTTTAGATTTTCGTTTATATATACAGCAGAAGACTGACCATATGGTATATGAGCTACAACAATCCAATCAGCAAAATTGTCCATACTTTCAGACATTTCTACAACTATATCTTTGATTTCACAATCAGTCTTTGGTAATCCAGCAGATACAATAAATCCTAATCCTTCTCCTATAGATGTTTGTTCGACTCTACAACTTACAGGAGGTGGTGGTATAGCTAGTTTATTTGGCAAACTGCTATAGTTTTTAGTATCCCTGTATTTTAACACAGGCTCTGTATATAGAGAAGTAACATGTTCTAATAAAACAGAATCAACTTCATTTTCTCCTGTTCTAACTGAACGCATTATTCTAAACGGTTTAACATAATTATTAGAGTCACCTAATGCGTATGTAGAATCTTCACAAGGAGACCCAACCCAATTTGTAACAGTTAAATTTTGTGTTTCACCAGTAGCAGTAACATCTAAAGATGCTGTTACAAAAGAATTATCCGATCTTTTATACTTAATTAAGTATGAAGCAGTTGAATTTGTTGCTGTAAAGTCAAAAGATTTATCTATAATTATACTAGAGTTAACAGAGTTATAGTCTAATATCATACCACCTTGCCCCCAAGAAGGCAAATCATGCTGTACATTAATAATATCACCTGCAATGGCGTGTAACATGTCAAGACCACACTTAACCTGTATTGCATGTGTACAGTTAGTAACTTTATTTAATTTCCATAAAGCTTCTCGCTCTGCTTTACGAATATCTGTGATGCCTTTCAGACCTATAACTTTTTCATTCAACTCATTTAGTGAAGTATCTTCTGAAACAGCCTGTATAATTTCTTGATCATAATCATTTGTTTCATTTGAAAATTGAGCTGAGACAACTGACGGAATTTCAGACAAAGGTGTAAAAGATTGAGTAAATTCTATCATATTATTCATAGATAATGTATGCACAGGAGTTTCATCTGTATCCATTACAAAATCTAATCCACCTGATTTCCATACAGGCCATGTTCTATAGCCTTCACATAATTCTAGTACTACACTCATTGCGGATTGTGAAGTCTCAAAAACTCCATCAAATGTATGATAATGATCATACTTATTGTCTACCCAATTCAAATGAACATCTGTAATTCTACAAATAGTAGATGTCATAGTAGTTGCATTTTCATTACGTATAAAATTCACCATTATAGTATTACAGCCATTAGTATTTGCTGTAAACTCTGAACTCATAATACCGTTTCCAACAGTTGTAGAGGAGTCAACTAGCCCCCATACACCAGAGTCATTTTGTATATAAGTATTTACAGTATTAATAGGATGTGTTACCGAATCTATAGAACATGTAAGTGTATAATTATTTCCTTTCTTTAATGTTTCTATGCAATTTAACTTAATAGCTACGTTAGAACTATCACTAGTTCTTTCAGACCCGTCTGTATATATTCTTATGTCTCTAGTATCCTTATCAAGATACACATCTCCAGTATTAGTTAACCCATCATATGTAACATATCTAGTCCACATATTACTTGCTACAGTATCCCACCATAGAAAGTAATCATTATCTGTATTAAAAACTTCATATTTCTTATGGCATTCTTTAATAGCTTTAACAAAACCTGCTTCATCAATGTCATCGGTTGTCATATACTTACCAAGACCATATCTTTCATGAGTCAGCAAATCTCTAGAAATCACTATAAAATTATCTGTGAACTCTTTATCTTGTTGTTCTGTTTGCCAAGTTTCCTCATTCCAGCTCCTAGTTATGGAAGCAGTAGCATTTTCCCATTGAGAAGTTGTTGGATTCCAAAACATATCATCAAACGCTTCAGACCCTGTTAAAGACGGTACTGGTACTTTTGTTCCTTTAACTAACACATTAATATTTGGTGGTTGCCCTGATAGTTGGTCGTCTGCTTTTATCCTAAATCCGAGTAATGCTGTATTAGGATATCTAAAACTGCCATATACAATTTCAGTTACTGAACTTAGAAATAATTCATCGGAAGCACCCATACCAACAGAAGTACCTCCATCTGTTCTCTTAACTCTTATTTGGTATATAGCCTTTCCTATTGTACCAACAGCACCATTACAATCTAATTCATGAGAACCAAATACACCTGTTTTTGTTTTAGCACGTATTTGAAAGTTATCTCTGTATGGATTTTGTATTGTGTCTACTTTGACTCTACATCCTATAGGAGTATTATGACTAACAACTCCCATATATGCACCATTAGCTATTGTTGAGGCAACAGGGAAATACAAAGTAATGTACCCAGTAGGTATAGGATCGTATGGCCCAGTATTTTCATGCCAAACCTGTGATATAGTTGTAGTAAATACTACATCTTCTTCTACAATATTATTGTTAGCATCATATACTCTACAATGCTTCTCATATATATTATCATATATATTCCCATATGGATCGACAGTAATACCATTACTAACAACTTCAACATAGTATACTTTATCATATGCAGACTCAGCAGAAGTGTGAGTATATTTACCATCCCCAAAAGCAAAGAATCTCATATATAAATCATCAATTAAAGGATAACTAATCCCTATTTCTTCGTATATCTCACTCATAACTAAAGCTGGTAGAGAAACTGCTTCACCAGAAGTTACTGCACTTTCATAGGGAGGCAATCCTGTGGTTCTTACTATGTACTCATTTGCTCCTGCTAATTTATACCAAACCCCCCCATCAAGAGGTTTATATTCTATAGTATAATCAACTATAGCAGGGTCTACTCCTTCATCACTTGTTTGATATAACTGTGGTACTCTAACCTGAATGAACAATTTATCTACTTCTTTTACTGTTGTATATACAACCCAATTATCATCAATAGTTCTACCATCATCATGTTGAATGGCAGCTTCATGAAAATGTGGGATAACTGTTTGTGTAAATGGATAATAAAAAGTTTTCTTCCAAGCATAAGAAGTAGGTTCTGGTAAGGAGCTTATAACGTCATCTCTTTGACATTCCCAAATAGCACCGTCTTTTGCTACAATATCATACTGATTATATGTAGCTAATACATTATGATCTGCTACATTAAACGTAGCTGTATTAGTTCCTGTTCTATACCACCATTCCACATTTTTATAATTATTTATAGGTTGATCATCTAACAGTATATATGGCTCTACATAGTCTCTATGGTTTCTGTCTGAAGTAGTGCATACTTCATTTACATTCTCTAATTGGCAAATACCTTCTATTTCACCTTCACACAATGCTAAAAGCATATTTAAATAATTATTCTGAGAATTGTTTTCTCCTTCTGTTTCTATAGATATGATATTACCACCAAGTAAACGTGTTCCGTACAAAACAGGTATAGGTGAATTTATTCTAGCGACTGTTCTTATACCAGACCAATTATAAGTTTGTGTAGCTTTTCCTGCACTAAAAGACATATCAGGAGTATCTGGAGTAAGTAAACTAGATAGAAATGAAACAGCTAATGAAAAAATAGCATAAATAGCTATATAAGCTACAGTATATACTAATGTAAAATAACTAGCAACTATTAATCCTGCCCCACCATATACAGAGGTTGTGGCTACAATAGCAGCAATAGCAGCAGCTATACCAGATATTGCTACTTCAGAAACTATACATATCCTATCATCATCTTTTAATATATTTTTATGCCATTCCTCAATTGCAACCAGTTCATCATTAACTAACAGATGCACCTTACTTTTCATAACTGCATCATAAAGCTCATCACTACCACAGGTTCTAGCAAACTCATAGCATATAGAAGTTAATGATTTATCTTTAGAATTAATAACAGTGTAGTCAGTTTCTTCCTCTAACACATTTTTATAAGTAACATAATAAGTATTTTCTTTGTTTTTTAGATAGTAATTTTTCTTGTATTTTTTCTCACATTCTTTACAAACAGTTTTTCTACCACTTTTAGTTCTCTTATCCACACCAAAAGCATCATAAGGTAAAAAATCTCCACAACCATTCTTTCCACTACAAGTTTTATATTTATCTCCTTCTGACATTATACATCTTTTCTCCGTCTAAGAACCTTGTATATCTTACTTTCATAATATCCTCTTAATCTACTCACCATAGATTCACGATTTTCAACAGCGTGAATAAATTTATTATCTCCTATATACACCCCTATGTGATTAACTATATCTTTCTTAGCTGATTTATAGAATAACATAATATCGAATACTCTAAATGGCTTAGAAACTTCATCTAATATAGTTAGTATTTTTGGTATTTTCTGATGTATTACCTTATGTGAGTCCTCTGGGTCATACACATCATATTCTACATATTCAATAAACTCGTATAAATTAATACCTAACTCTTCTTTGTAGATTAGATGACACACACCAAAACAATCAACTCCATTAAATGATCTTTCCTTATCTTTATATGGTATACCGACATACTTACTAAAATTCATGTTATACTATATATACTCCCTTTCTTGGTATGGCTGGAAACCCTCCAAATCTGTCTGAATTATCTCTTTCTCTGCAAGCATCTAGTGTTTTAGTACATGTAGGATGAGATGCAGAATTCATAATATTGTAAGGATCACATTCACTAGACAAATATTCCCAACTACAATTTACTGTATGTCTTCTACTAGGTAAAATTATGTTTTTTATTACAAATTTTGGTTTGCATGAGAAAGTAACAGCATTCTCATTTGATTGTGCACCATCTATATATAATCTTTCAGTAACAACAGCATTTTTATCTGGTTCTGTACCTATATGATTAGAAGTACTACCAGATGGAAGATTCTTAGCAAATGCAAAAATTAAATTAACTGATCTACCACGTAAATAATCATAATCTTGAATAACACTCTCTATACCTCTATCTACATTTGGGATTCCTATTTGTAATTCAGTAACCTCTCCTGTAGTATCAGATGTGATATCATCTCTAGTAATAGGAAAGCCAGTATATAATATCTCAGTAGCAGTTAAATTTCCATCAGCATCTAATTCATATCCATATATATCTTGATTATAGTTTACGTAGTACATATAATCATGACCAGTCAGTGAAGCATTAAGAACATACATTTCTACAAATGCTGATCCTCCTACTCTCTGAGCTAAACTCTCATTAAATGTATCTGTTGTATTATATGGCATTTATAAGCCTCTCTTTATACCTTGTACCTAGAATTAAAAACCAAATTACCAGAATATGTTGTACCACCATCACTAGTAAGGTTAATTTGCTTATCTACATAATCTTGCTCTTTAAACGAATCTACACCACCTACAAGAAATACTTCATAGACTGGATAAACTAATGTCTTTATACTTCCAGTTACTGTTTCTGCTTGAGCTGTAGTCATAGCACCATAGTTATCACTAATATCACATGAGATATATGTATTAGTTGATACTGTTGTAACCTGTCCTAACTTCCAAGAAGAAGTATTCCAGAAGAATACCCAATTTGCTTTTTGGTTTGATATAGTAGAGAACAATCTTGTATCATCTATATAAGCTACCCAATTTGATGTAGTATCTACGCTACTTGGACTCATTCCTTTACTAAAATCAACTACGTGAAAGGAGTTTAAACCGTCTTTAACAAAGTATATAAAATGATCTAACTGTCTGTATTCTCTTGTAAATATACCTTCATAATTAAAAGACAAATTTATGGTCTGTGGAGCTTTTTCTCTTGTATCAATAGTAATGTTTTCATATTGTGTAGTAAGATTATAGAATACAACTTTGCTCTTACATCCTGCATTAGGCTCAAACATTGAATAAGAAATACCATCTATAGTTCCTTGATTTGACCCTGCTGATACTGTTCCTATCGGATATAAATCCATCTACATAACCTCCAAACTACCTACCTATACGTTTTGCTACTGGCCCATGATTGTTTAAGTCTTTTCCTATATGATTAATGATCACATGCTTTCCTTCAGAAGATGCCATAGCTCTAACTATATCTTGTTTAGTTAAAAGATTAAGTATAGTAATTGGCTGGTCTTCTCTTTGTTTATCTCTAGTATATCCTTCAACACGATTAGATTTAATATTTTCAGATGGAATTACTAATTCTTTTTTACTTGGGTTATCTCCTAATATTGCCATAGTAGAATTTCCTGTAATACCTCCTGAACTAAAAGACCTAAATGCTTTTATTTGGTTAAATACTCCCCCTTTAGCACCACTAGCACCAAAAAGACCTCCCAAAACACCACTAATTAAACCACCCCAATCAAGCCCTACAGAAGTATCACCAACATTAACTTTGTTTCCTGCTGCTTCACCAAATAAAAGAGCTGCCATTCTAGCTGCTATTAATTCTTGAATAACTTTTTGTAGAGAATCTAAAATACCTTTAGCCATTTCTTTAAAAGAATTAGCAACTTGTTTTCCTGAATCTCTCAAGTCATCTATCTGATTATTCAGCCCTTTCATTTCTTCCTTTATTCTTTTAGCCTCTTCTACTCTACCTTCCCCAAGAGCTTGTTTGTATTGCTTTTCTAAATCTTCTAACTGTACTTCTAAATTTTCAGCCTCCTGTCTAGCCTCTGGGAATCCTGTTACAAGTCCTGTTATAGCGTTAGTACCAGCTCTAGAAATAGATTCAGCAGCACCTGTAATAAACTCTCTCCATGCTTGAGTACTAGTTTTAAAGGAATTTTGCAGGTCATACATAGCCCCTGCCCACGCACTACTATTTCTAACTATCTCCTTTTCCTTCAATAAGATTTGAGTGTCTATTTCATAAATTTCAGTTTGTAAATCTTTTATTTTTGCTATTTCATCAGTAGAAAGTAAATCTTTTTGCTTTTGTGCTCTTTCTCTTTGCAATTCTAATGTAGACAACTCAATTTTATTTAATAAAGCAGCATCTGCATTCCTATCTTTTGCTAATACTAAATCTCTTTTCTTTACAGCTTCTAGTCCTTTGTATTTAGCAATAAGCTTCTCTATTTTTTTATCATCAGTAGTTTCAGTAGGATCAACTACTTCTGTGGGAGTACCTGCTACTCTTTGTAGCATTTTTATATCATCTTCAGTAAAAACAATATCTCCTGCATTTTGTAAAGATTTTCTAAAAGCATCTACATACTTAATCCCCTCAAGTGATTCTATTCTAAGAATCTCTACCATCTTCCTAAAAATTTCACTTGTCTCAAATAACATCTCACGTTCAGCATCTAATAATTCTACTTGATAAAAGCGTTTAAATCTTTCACCAAATTTCGTGAGTTCAACTTGCAATCTCATAAGATCGTCTTCAAGACCTATATCTGCCCCTTCACCATAAGCTTTCAGCAAATCCTTTTGTGATTTTTCCGCTTCAATAATACTATTGGTAACTTCTGTAAACTCCTTTTCCATATCCCTAATTTTTGCTAAAACTAAGGCTCTATGTGTCTCTTGCAGTACTTTTTGATTCTCAGTTAATTGTTTATATTCTCCTGCCAACATCCCTAATCTAGCTTTGTATGCTGTATTTATTTTTTCCTCTATTATTCTTCTAGCTTCCTCTTCTGTATTACTTTTCTTTATAACTTCTATTTCTTCCTCTTTTATTAGTTTAGCATCAACAGCATAACGCATTGCTCTTTTTTCTTGGTCTAATTGTATTCTACCTCCACGTTTCTTACCTAGATCAACAGCCTGTATATACTTACCATAAACCTTTTGTAATTCCCTGTATCTTTCAATAGTTCTCTGGGATTCTTTATTGTTATCCGCTAAAGCATTTGTAGCTTCTCTAATCTTGTCATCATGAAATTGAGCTTCAAGACCAGATATCCCCTCAAAAGCAATAGTACCTAAATATCTCCATCCCTCAAATATTTTTCCAACAACTAATAGTATAGGCTTTAAAGCATACAAAGATCGCAGCAATGTCTTTAAAACTCCTATAAGACCTATAACAGAAGGTGTAGTATCTTCATTTATAGTAGCTGCTATTTTAACAGCTTCATCTTTAAACAATTTCCACTGACTCTGAACAGTATCTAGCTGTACTTCAGCCATACCAGCAGCTCTACCAAAACTATTTAATTGAGTAGTTAAGTCTGCCATATTGTCGGCACTATCTATCATAACAGTAGCACCACTAGCTGCTCTCCGTCTAAACGCCTTAAAAGAATGTGCAGCTTGCCAACCAGCATCTTTTAGTGTTTTAAAAATAGTTTGTACATTATACAATTGTGGATTAACATCATCCATAGTCAACTTCAACTTATGTACTTGTTCTCTAAAAGCGTCAGTTGGTTTCAATAATGAAGACAATACAGCACGTAAAGAAGTAGACATTGTAGATGCTTTAATACCTCTATTTCTCATAGTACCCAACATAGCAACTGTTTCTTCAAGGGAAATATTTAATTGAGGAGCAACACCTGTAATATAGTTAAATGCAGTACCTAAATCTTCCATGTTCAACTTAGTTCTGTTGATACCTGTAGCTAAAACATCAACTATTCTCTGGCTATCTTGAGATTCAATATTCCAAGCTCTCATAATAGTAGTAACTAATTTAGCTGTTTCTTTTAAATCATGTAGTGTACCTGTAGCTAAATGTGCTGTATGTTTTATTGAATTGAATATTTCATCAGTAGCTAAACCTGCCTGAGCCATTACAACCATAGCATCAGAAGCTTCTCTAGCAGAGTATTTTGTAGTAGTACCTATTTCTAGAGCACGTTGTCTTAGTAACTCAAATTGTTCAGTTGTGGTTCGTGCAATTGCCTGAACATTTTTCATTGACTGTTCAAAGTCAAATGCTTCTCTAAAAGATTCAACAGCTAGTCTCCAGGCCATCCAGAATCCACGCAATTGAATAAACCACCCTATACGTTGTTTGAACCATTGAGGGCTTAAAAACCCAGTAGGCTTTGTTCCTGCTGCCTCTGCATTCAGTCTATTAAACTGACTCCTTAACCTTTTTAATTCAAGAGTCTGTTGTTTGGTTAAGTTTGTACCTAATCTCTGTCTCTTCTCTAGTTCTCTTAATACAACTATTTTATTTTTAGCAACATTAATCCCTAACTTTATTTCTGTACGTGCTCTTGCTTCTGCTACATAAGACTCTCTTAGAGCTTGGGTTTTACGTTTTAAAGCTGCCTCTTCATCTTTAGCAGCAGATAACTGACCCATAAATTTTATTCTGGCTTGTGAATCGGCACTAGCCTTTAATTTTTTCCCAAAATCATCTATTTGATTTTGAACAAGTTTTGCCTTGCCAGACAAATCTGCATACAACTTTTTTAAATCTTTGTCTACTTGATCTCTAGAGAGTTTAACGCCAGTAGTAACTTTTTGCAAGAATTGGTCTATAACTTTATTAGCTTGTGGGTATAACTTTTTTAGGTTTTCAAGATATTTTTGAAAGTCTTTATTTATCCCTGCTCCTAATGCTGCTTTTTGATCTTCCCCTGTACCTGGGTGGGTGAAAGCACTAAAATCCATAACCTTAGATTTAAAATCAGCAAACCCACCTGTGCCCCCTATACCAAACTTTTGACTATATAGTTCCTGTTTTCTTTGTAATAATCTACCCAAAGAATCTTCTAATCTTTTAAAACTCTGTATAGAAAGTCTAGTATACCTATCAACACGCTTCTCTATATTAGATAATTCTTTCATCCATTGATCTGCGTATTGTTTTATACCTGTTTGTGCTTGTTTTACTGCATTATTGATACCTGAAAAAGGGTCTCCCTTTATAGCCCCATGCAAATTAGCTTTTGCTATCTTTTGAACAACAGTTTCTACAATCTTGCCAACTTGTTTTGCACCAGCTTCAAGATTACTAAGATCAGTACCAAATTTTACATTAACACTATCAACAGTAGGCATTAGTTAAACACCACCTATTTTTTGCCTTTATCTATTATAGGAACTCCAGCTCTTGCAAACATATTAAGAAATGTTTTTCCTTTTTTCATATTCTCTGACTTTTTAGCTCTACTCTTTAAATCTAAACTGTCTAAAAACTTACTGAACTCTTTAGACTTTATTCTAGCAGAAACTTTGTCATCTCCTAAAGGTTGAGGAATACTAATCAACGAATTTCTTATCACAATAGCATCCATCATATAAGAATCATACTCAGCAGTTATACACTTATCATACAAAGCATATATTAATTCAACAGGATAATTATTTTTTAGATCATCTATTGAATCTCCAATATTATGTCGAAGTAGAGTAGTAAAGATATCAAGTAAGTCTAACTTGACTTCTTTGTTTTTGCTTTTTGTTTTGGTTTTTCCGTCTCCACTTCCTGTCCTATTGCTAGAAGTGGAGTTAACACGTTTTTTAATGTGTCTATATTCTGCTGTGCTATACCAACTATTAAAGCTATACCCTTCTCCATAGACATATCTCTTACTTCTGCTATATCTTTATCTATAGTTATTGATATGATATTTAATATTTCATCAGACGCAGCCAATGTGACCATCAATCTAGTTATTAGATCAGCAGACACACCACTTTTCAATACATTATCAATAGACAAACCCTTAGAATCCAATTTATCTAATATCTTTTCTAAGTACTCACTAACATCAAATAATTTACCTAAAGACCATTGCTTTATTTTTACCCCATCAATATCTATCTCATCAAATAGTAAAGCATCATTTTTTGTTGACTCATCAACATTCTCTTCTTTATCAGACATTTATTCCTCCAAATCTAAATTAAATCTAAAAGATGGTTTATCATCTTTAGAACTCCCACTTTTATCCTTAACCTCATCCTCCATTTTTTCTAATTCAGCTATTACACTCTCTTTAGTTGGAACTGGTCTCATACATTTTCTACATATAGACCTTCCTAATCTATTTGGAGATTTACAATAAGGACATTGAACCACATCTGGTAATTTCATTTATTTATTACCTCCAGTATAAATTAGAGGGAGCACAAGACTCCCTCTAAATATTTATTCGCTTATAGTTAGTGTTCCAAACGGATTAGCTAACCATGTAGCGTTACTTCCATCGGCAGACTGATACCTAAGAACCTCAAGCACCATAGGAGCTTGCCACCAATCCTCAGCATTAAGAGGAAGTGCTCCGTCAGGTCTCAGAGAACACTTAGGAATCTTCCACAGTAGATCACGACCAACGTCAGTAGTCGTATATAACATACCCGATCCTTCATCAGTAGTGCTGCTTAATACAGACAAAACACTTGCTGATTCTGTAGCAAACAGGAATCGAGCCAAATTATCTTCATTCATTTCATCGAATGTGAAATTGACCATTACAGAAACCTGCTGTTCCACAATCTTATCCTTAACACGCTTACCATTTTGTGTTACAAAATGTTCCAAATATGTAACTTCTGGATTGATCTCTATATTAACAATATTACCTAAACTATTGTTTGCGTTACGAAACTCTAAAGGGCTTGCGTCTAAGGATGCGTTTGCTATATTAGTATTAAAATACAGACTACCTTGACCTACGGTATAGTTCTCTGGATTTATTGTAGACATTCATACTCACATCCTTTTTTAACCTTTGAATTCAAAGTCATGTAATCTTTGTATATCTTCTGGAATGCCTTTCTTTTCTAATCCTAGAATTTCAGCATATAAATTTTCAAGAAGAACTATATAGTTTTCCATACACAGTTCTTCCCTCTTTACCTTAATATTTTGCATAACTTCAGGGTAAAGAGTTTCTAATTGGGAACAATTCCCAATCTCCTCTATGTCAGAAAAAACAAAACCAATACCATGCTTACGTACATGTTTTTCTGTTTCAGGACACCAACAAACTAATGACGGTAATCCTGCATGTAAATATTCCGACTCTTTGTTAGTAAGAGTATGGTTAACCTGATTTTGTTTCCCATCTTTGTTGTTAAATATTATTAGCCCATATTTGAATTTTACTAGTTCCCCCATCATCTTTATATAATCAGTTGGAGGATAAGCAACAACACCAATATCTTGAAATGTCTGATATCCATCTAAGTTACCTATAAACATATGTAACTCATTACCCATTTCAACCACCTTCTTTGCTATATGGTGTATATTCCTATATGGAAACTGTATATTTAACTCCTTGTTGTTCGGAGGGTTAGCCCCCCCTTCATAAACCAATCTTCTACGTTTGGGGATATCTTCTTCATTGTATATCGCAACTCCCCGATTGCAATAGCTATATAGAACCAAATTCGGTTTTGTAACCTCATGCAGTTCATTAGTAATCTTTTGTATAGGCATTGACGCATATATTAAACCGTCAGCAGCATTAAACATTTTTCGTTCACCTATGGGAATTATATTTCTTCTAATTGAATCTAAATCATGCAGATCAACAATAAGCTTGACCTTATCTTCCATACCCATATCTCTTATAACTTCTTTAATCCATACTGCAGGATGATCTGGCTCATTATTCCAAGTGATACCAGTAATCCCTAATTGAATATAGTTTCTAATGGCATTTTTAAACTGAGATTCAGATTGCCATACTGAAAAAGTGCTTAGTATGTTTGCACCAAAAGGTAACTTGTTCCCAAGACCGTGTACTTCATACCCTAACTCAATTAATGCTTTCGATTTTTTAATTACTCGTATACAAAAATGTGCACCTGCTTCAAGTAATTTTATTGGATTATTGTTCCTATCAAGTATCGGCTTATTGTATTCTATCATATAACCCCCTTATTCAATTATAACATGTTTTAGTCTAAAGTTTGCCACAGCTAGTACGTGTTCCCCACCTTCCATTGAAGCAAGCATTTCTGGTGCTGAACTAATTGCTTTCATACTACCTCTTCCACCTAAACTACTACCATCTAAATTATTTATAAGGAATTGTAGTATCCCTCTTGCTTTACTAGGACTTGTACTTTTAAATATTAACTGCAATCCTGCAGTTTGTCTATTTGTTATTGGTGATTCCCCAGGATACAAGTTTATAGTAAGAGATTCTTCACTATGAGCATCTCCTAATACTCTTCCAATATGTAAATTACTACCTGCAACAAAAGATGCGTTTAAATCATTACTAACATCTAATGTTATTAGATATGATGCTAATAAGTGTGCTGCTGTTTTTGTTGTCATACCTTAGCTCCTTACATTCCCAAACTACCAAAATAACCAACGTTTGCAACTTTTGATTGAATTAATTCAATTCTATCAACAGTATGCTTCTCACTCCTTGCCTTTCTAACCTCAGATATTAAAGCTATATCTTTTGCTAATTCAGGAGGAGAAACTAAATTTGTTGCAAATGCTAGATACCTATTTTTTCTTTCTAAGAAAGGTATTTCTAAGTACTTCGGCCCAGTTCCTACCTTTTTCGCATATGAAATACCACTACCTTTTTCTTTAGATACTCTTTCATCTTGTGGTCTTAATACTTCATGACACCAATACGCAATGTTTTCACCCTGCATATTAGACCTTGCATAAGAAACTATTGTCTCAATTCGCCTTGAACCGTGTAATTCAGACGCTTTTGGTGTTATAAAGTTAGTTTCGATATAACCATCCTTGTTACCTTTAGATGAAATAAACTCTTTACCATTTACTATAGTAGTAACTGTACCACTTTCTCTTAATTGTCCTGTATCGTAAGGTACTCTAGGTTGAGCATGACCAAGAAGATCAGCTCCTATAGATTGATGTGCTTTTACCACTTTCATAGCAATAAGACTCATAAACACCTTCATATTTTTTTTACCTAAAGCAGCATCCTCACGTAAAGATTGCATACCAGTAGACCTAGAAGTTGACCTACTAAACCTAGTTTGGCTAACTGAAGGTTTAACATTCACTCCCTGTAAAAAATTAAGTTTTTGGTATGCGATCTGTAAAGCCATAAAATCACCTACGCAACATATAATTGGGTGTGGTCTGCAACCCCCTGAAAATTATATCTAGTCTCAATACCAACTACAACATACGTCTCTCCTGAATATATAATCCTATCTCCTTCAACTACTGAATACGATGGGGCTAGAAAAATAACTCCTCTATATTGTAATTCCTTACCACTTTTATGTGTAATACTACCAGTCTTTAGTTGAAAACGACACTTCACATCTTCATATTTGGCAGTTAACGTTCTATCCCCTTCAAGATCAGGAGTGGCTGTGTTTATGCTAGTTAGCGTTTGGTTGTATAAAAATGAAACTATCCCTGTCATTAAACTCACCTATTCTAAAAATGTTCCACAATTTGAGCAAAACTTAGACGAAGATTTACTTACTTTCCCACAAGTTTTGCATTTTAATTTTCCGTCAACAGTAACAGGTTTTTCTATTTTTTTGTTCCTTGAATCAGTTCCTTTTAATTTTATCACAATAACTTCTGACATATCTTCAAATAAATAACCATCAACATTATTAAATTCTTGCTCAACTTCAGACCCTTTTACAGTTATACCTTCCTTATCTTCCACATTTGCATTGTAACATGAACTAAAATTATCTGACACATTGTTAGATAAAGAAAGATTGTCACATGAACTTGTGTAAACAGTATATGGTTTCAACCCTGTGTTGTCTATTATATTGGAATGAGACCTCCACCAAGTAATTTCATAAGGTTTCCACCCTGTGTTGTCTATTATATTGGAATGAGACCTCCACCAAGTAATTTCATAAGGTTTCCACAGAGGATAGTAGTACCAATCATCATAGTAATGATGATAGTGATGATAATGAGTATTAAACTTATACTCACTTTTTTCAAAAAATACTTCTATTCTTATTAAACCGTCATCAATTTTATCCCCACGATGTTGAGATATCTCTTCAGTTTTTTCAATGAACTTAAATTTATTCTTAATTGTATTTCCTTTTAAGAATCCAACTAATTCTAAGTCTGTATTTGGATAAATAATTAAACTACTACCATCTAAAACATCCGAACCATCTATTGAAATATTAACTTTAGCTGTTCTAGAATTTAGATTTTTTAATAGTAATGAATATTCAGAACCAAAAGGTAAGAATACCTCATCCCCATTTCTTTCTCTTAAAATCTTTCCATTAGCCTTTACTATTGCTACAAACTTATTTTGGTATACCATAATACTTCCTCCTTTTTACGGACTACTGACTAAAGCCCTTTAATTTAAAGTCAGTTGGTTTAAATCTAGAGAAAAGTAACCTTTATATTACCAATCCACACTACTCTTCTTCTAGATTTAGTTTGACCTCTATTAACATTTTTCCTTCTAAATTTATTAGATTTTACCTTCTTAAATCTATGTCTATTCTTTCTAGTCTTAAAACGCCTATCTTTTCTATTACTAGTATCAGCTACACAACCTTGACGTTTTGCAACTTTGTAAGTCGGTTCAAAGTGAACATGTTTTATCTTTCTTTGAATAATGTGACCCTTGTATTCGATCACCATCACATTGTTTTTCTTTATTTCTAATAGTTTTACAACTATCCACTTATTTTTTGCATTCTTAATCTCTATCAATTTCGGTAGCATCCAACATCCTTTTCATTATCATGTTCTTTTTTTCTTCTGCTTTTTACGCCTGTTCCTCATCCTACGCCTCTTAGCATCCTCTTCTTTCTTCCACCTTTTGTATATGCTAGGCTTATTCATCATTAAAAATATTCTCTGTTCCCTACTTTTGAAAGGCATCTTATCCTCTACCTACCTTTAAATTCTTATTTATAAATGCTGACAGTAATCTTTTGGCTATAGGTGAAAAAGTTATCTTGCTGTCAAACCCTTCATGGTATGAAACAGCAGCATCCCCAATTCTAGTATATTTAGCACCTGTATCAGCATACAACATAGCTGATTTTAACCCAAGAGTATCTAAAAGATATAATGCTTGCTCACATTGAGCTTGAGCCACAGAATCATATATAGGAGCAAACACTACAAATTCAGAAGTTGCATTACAAGCTGTAGAAAAATTTTCAGTTACAACTATAGAACCTGTAGTTTCATTAGAAGTAGCTATTAGCCTTACATCATTTAATGGAGTTCCTGTTACTATATGAACAGAACCATATTTCCAGTAATTAGCAGGATATTCCCCATAAGTATCAGACTTCAAGTTATCATGTCTAAAAGAATTTATTGTAGTTGGTGTAGCACAATTACCTGTGATAACTTCGTGATTGGCTAAAGGAAAAGATAAGCCTTGTGATTCATAATATTTATCTTCATCATAATTAAACCACTCTAAAGTCCTAGCTGCTTCTTTTAGCACATTCTCTTTTTGTTTATCTGTTGTTAAGTTATCCCATTCAGTAGCTCCTAATTTAGACTCAAAGTAAGAATCTGCCCAAGCTACTGACACATAAGAATCTTGGTTAGGGTCTCCTAATTTTATGTTTAAAGACATTCACAACCATTCCTTTAATAAAATTTTTCTACACTAGGAAAATCTAAGTAAGACCTATCTGGTATTCCTATCATAAGGTCTTTTATTTCGTGTAATTCATTATAAAATTTAGAGATATCTACAGTCTTTTTTGGAATTCCATTCTCATTTTTAAAACTATAGATTTCTATATCATAACACTTCCCGATAGTATTAATAACAGGAGTAAGTAATTCGTCATATTGATAATATATTTCATTTATTCCATTAAAAGTACTCTGTAGTTTTATGTTCATAGATAATTGTTCTATATCTATATACTTTCTACTACAATTCAAATTCATAGTTCTTCTAATACCTAGTTTTTTACTAATTCTAAGTAAATCATGTCTCCTTTGAGCTTCCACTGATTCGGTACATAATCTAGGGTAAGCCATAATCCCATCTAACCCAGAATCTCTATATACAGTCATTACTTGAAATTCAGAAGAGTTCTGCAGCACAAGACCGACGCAGTATTTTACCCAAGAGTAAACATCTAAACTTAGTATTAGTTTTTTCATTTATTTTCCTTATAATATAATTCTTCTTCTTGGTGAACCGAATTAACAGTCATATTTTGGTACTTGTCTATATCTATTCTATCTCCTGCTGAAAAATCTCTAGCTAACTGCTCTGCATCTATATTCCCATGCCTATTTGTTTTCTTATCCTGAACTATATTGCATGGGTTTGAAAACGCCACAGAAACTTTATAGCATAGTATATCAGGAGATGTTTTTGTATAATATGCTAATGATTGATACATAGCTGTTTCTAAAGAATTAGGATTAGTATACCCTTTACTTGTTAAAAGCACCATAATAGCTGGAATCCCATAAACAGAAGAGGATAATTCCAAAGGATATCCAAAATCTCCTTCTTTACCTACCCAATTATATTTTAATATTCTATCATTAATAAATTCCATTTCTGGAATATTTTGGTTCTTATCCTGCATATAACAATAAGTAGTATTTCCTCCTAATCTCAAAGAAAAGCCTATACATGTTTCATTATCACTAAGAGTGTCTACTATTTCTTTAACAGAGAAATTTCTAGTAAATATTGTGTCATCAGTAACAAACATCACACATCCTTGAAGAGAACCTAATACTATTCTTATTAAATCTCCCTTGAAAGAATTTTCTTCCACAAACCTTACTTCTTTGTGTTCTTCTATCAAAGTATCATATTGTTTTTTGTGTAATTGAGAAGAAGTTTTATAGATAACACAAATACGTAATCTCTCTATGTCTAAGCAATTAGAAACTATAGAATTCAATGTAGCGTCAAGCTGCAACGCTCTATCTTTTGAAAAAACAACTGCTATCATAGTAATTTCTCGTATCTTTTTACATAGTCACTACAGATACCATAAGCTATCTGTATATCTTGTGTTTTCCCTGTTTCTGGTAAAACACATATTGAATTTGAAGTTAACTTATTCCCAGGATATGTCCATATAAAACCTCTGTTAGTAAAAACAGCTCTATCTTTATCATGATAAAAACAATGAATATCTAATGCATTCAATTCATACATCGTATCTATATTTTTAGCGTGACACCATACAGCTCCAATCTTGTTGAACTGAACCAATCCATCTATTTTAATTTTGTAAGTAGGAAAGTCATGACCAGTAAACCAATAGTAATCCTTATAGTCTTTCCTCCTACCTCCTGTAATAGACCAATTAGCAAACCATACGTCTGCTTCAACATCGTACCCTGCTCCTATAGCTTCTTCTATGTAATCAGGATGGTTCTCATACACAGGATTCTTTCCATATATATTTCCTCTATGGGCTATTAATTTTTTCATACAATCCTCTCAACAATAAGTCTTCGATTTCCATTTGGTTGTCTCCACCAATACCAGTATATGTACCATGCAATCCTAAAGCTCCCAAAAGTAATATAATATTAGTATTGGTTTTCCTTCTAAATAAATTTAAAGGTACTTCATCAAAAGCATCTCTAAATAAAGAGTTATCCTTTAAAATATTTCTCCAAACATCAGTCCTGATAGCATAAACATGATTTGTAAAGTATGGCCTGTTATGTATAATAGGAGTTAGATTTCTTTTTTTGACAAAAGAATCATAATACTTCAATATTGTCTTAACCATCTTCCTCTGAGCTTCTATAGAAATCCTTATTGGGTGGATTCCTTTGTAATAGTGATTTATTTTTTCAACAAAATAGTAAAATTCACTATCAGACCATCCTTCCATACTACTAACACATTCATTTAAAGAAGAATAATCAACTCCCCATTTATTACCTATTTCAGTAAAATCAGTTTTCTTATAAATATCGTGAAATTCTATTAAGTCTAAACCATACCCACATAATTCAGTTATAAAAGTTCCAACACTACCAACTTCTACTGATATTAAAGGAGTTACTAGTAAATTATTAGTATACTTTAATAAATAAACTCCATCTATAAAATTATCCCACGCATGGTTTCCTAAAATAACATCTTCATCTAGGGATATTGAATACCCCAAATCTATCTCAGAAGCTTCTTTTATTTTTTGCATATAATTTAATGTATCAGTATATAAAATAACACTTGAGTCAATACCCTCATCAACTAGATTATAGGCAAAAGTTTCCCAATAGTTATAATCGTAAGATGTATGTATTGTAAAAGAAATTCTTTCTTTGTTCTCATCTTTTATTTTACATAAAAAATGAGCCATAATAGGAGAAAATGCCCTTCTCCATTTATTATGTACAATATAATTAATTGATATATCTTTCGTACACATATATATCCTTATAAATATTTTTCACATAGTTACTATCATATTTTTTAACTATATCCAAACTAGGTCTATATACTAACCTATCGAAAGGTTCTAGATCAATAATATAATTTTGATCTGAAATATGAGGAAGTCTAGACTTAACTATAGTATTAGACAAATCACCATCTTTTAAAATTTTTCTAAATATGTCAAATTCCTTTTCATCAAACTTCTCTATAAACTTCTTCTCTGGAAAGAACTTCTTTTCCAACTCACACGTAATATGAGTACTATCTGCATCTAAAGAATCATATCCTAAATCTAATTTATTTCCCACCTGCACACCAAAGTATCCTGCAGAAGTAAGTTGATCTGCTATTTTTATTTCACCATCATGGTCACTGTTAAACTCCCAATTTATCTTATCCAATGCTTCTGTTTTGGCAAACCAAAAAGGTGCTCGTATATGTGAAGGATAATTTGGAGGCTGTGCGTGAAACATCTGACTAGCACCAAATCCTAATTTGTCATTACTTCCTAAAATGTCTACTATTACTTTTAACCACCCCCCTCTTCTAAGAACAACATCGTCTGATATAAAAACAAACAAGTCGTAATCTTTCTTATATTTGTGGAAGTACTTCCTATACCCACCAAATGCTCCATGAGGAACATCATTACCATTTTTGTCTATTTTATTTTCTATGTATATATGATCTGGGATACCTAAACAGGATACATCAACACCTATCCAATTCCTGTGTATAAATACAAAATGATGATAATAACCAGATACACATCTTTTATAAGAAGGCCAAAAACAAATATTTTGAGTAGAAGACCCTCCTAAAAAAATAACAGCAACTTTCACACTAACTTCCTACACTATGTACAACAAATGTAACAGGATCACCTGGTGCCCAAGTACCTCCCACAAAAGTTATGTCTGCCCACCTTGTCCATGTACCTGGCTCATCTAAATCCGATGCATTTACTATAGTATATGAAATAAGGTTATTCGCATCCGTAGCACACACCCATGACCCAGATGCTCCACTTGGTTTTCTGTATCTCATTAAAGCAGTAGCAGCAGTAGATAAATCAATTTTAGTATCTAATTTCATTATTAGTGCTGTCTGCCCAACATATATTTTTTGAGCCATTATTATTCTATCCTTGAATCTTGATTATTTATTAGCATAACTTCAGAGTCTTGAGATTTAATTAACAATACCTCTGAATCATCGGTTTTAGTCAATAATACTTCGGAATCACTTAACACACTTGTTGTTACCTCTGAATCTTGTATTAACTGTTCCATAGTTTACTCTCCTGACTGAATGATACAGTAACTTCGGATATCTGAGTGAATATTTCACGGAATACATCTATTATTTCTTCTATAACTTCCCCACATTCTACAATAAGACGTTCCCACGCATCTCCTGTAGTACCTGCCAATCTATCCCAAGCATCACCCTCAGTACCACACATTCTAGTCCATGCGTCTCCTGAATCTCCTGGTAAATATGACCAACTATCGCTCATAAGTCCACACTCCATCTGCAATACCATCAACATTATATAGCGTATTAGTTACAGACATAGAACTATTATCAGTAAGATTACCATTCCCAGTAAGTATTGCAGTACCTCCTGTGTTGGAGGCATCTAATGTAACAGATTCCATCCATCTTAGTCCTAGTTGTACAACTGAACCAGCTTGTGAATTATTTATTTGAAATGTACCCCCAAAAAGACTTGCTTGAAATATTCTATTAGCACCATTGATATCTATAATAGTTGGTAATGATGCTCCTCTTAACTGTTGTGCTCCTAAAATTGAACCAACACCACCTAATGTGAGAGTACCAATAATTGCTGAGTCAATAAGGCTTCCAGCAATACCAGAAACATTTGTTAAGTAGCATCTCTCACACTGAATATTTGAAGAAGTACAAGATCCAGATATACTTATGTCAACAAATTTACATAATGAGAGTGTCTGTCCATTCAAAGCAATAGAATCATTTAAAATAGAACCTGCTCCTAAAAATTCCCAATTTGAGTAACTTTGATCTAAAGATACTGATCCTTTTATAGAGTACTTACTTATATTTTGTCTATCAGCTATAGTTCTAGCATCAGTAATATTATCAACTGGATTTCCTGCTGTTCCTAATGGGAACGATGTTCCACTTGAACCGTTAACCGTATCAATATATATAGTATCCCATGTAATCTCTGTGATAGATTCTCTACGAAGTAGATCACCAGCATTAACTGTTGCACCATTAGAATTATCTGTTAACTTTCCTACACCTCTTATTACTATTTCTCCATTAGTAACAGTAGAATCCAAAACAACCTGACCACTATTTAGATCAATACTAACTTTTTCTGCACCAGACTTGTTAATTAACTTAATACCACCATTATAATTTCTCATCCCAAGTCCTTGCCCAGAACCCCCCATATCTATTATAGGAATATCATTACCAACTGCACCACTCCAACAATCAAGGAAATGAGCCTCAGAACTACCACCTAAAGTTATAGTAGCAAAAGACAAGACACAATTTTCTATATAACCATTTACATAACTAAGTGTGCTTATTAAACAATCCTTCAATACATTACCACCATCTAATACACCAGTAATCTCAGCATGATAAAATTCACAATTAGAAACATCTGCTGCATCAGATATAGTGATGACGCTTTTTGTTTTAGACTCACCTTCAATAATCATTTCCTGAAAATCAGTTCCTGAATCTAAAGTTATATTTCCTTTTATAAAGAACTTTGTTAAACCTCTAGCTGCAGCAATAGCTAAAGCATCAGTTGTGTTGTTAACAGGCTGCTGTGGAGTTCCCACAGGAAATGTTGTGCCAGTGTACGAAGAAGTTGTATCAATAGTTACTCCTCCATTAAAAGAAGAGTATTCTATTGAGGACTGTTGTGACACTGTGCCTGACGAAGCACTACTACGAATTACATTAACTCCTACTGATTGATAAACAGGATCAATTGCATCCCCATTACTATCAACAGCTACTAAATTACCTCCTGTTATATTACATATAACATTAGGAAGGATTATATATTCATCCCCACTAGTCCATCCTTGATTACCAGCCCCTGACAAACGAAAATGTCTTACTGTGTTTGCATCTATAACATCAATTATTGTAGCTCTTTCACTAGTTGTTAAATTAACAACTATTGCACCAGCATACACACCTGAAGTAACAAAGTCAGCATCATCAACATATAACTGTATTCCTTGGGAATTAGTAGCATCACAAGTTCTACCACTACCATCATCTAATGGAGTAGTACGATCCTCAAACTTGATTTTAGCATTCTGCATAGTAAATGTATATCCAACAGAAGTACTACCACCCAAGTCTTCACCACCAGCACCAGAAATTAGTGACCTGTAAGACAGTGAGGCTGGATCATCTTCCCACTGTCTTACAGCTTGATAAAATTCCTGAACAGTAACTTCTGTAGTAGGAGCTTTGACCTCTATAATAGCAGGGTCTAAGTCAGGAAATACTTGTATTACAATAGGCATATTATTACCCTCATACTATATTAAGAGTAAACAGTATCTTCATTTCTAATAATTGACTGAGTTAATCCTGTAACCAAAATATCGCCAGTTGTTTCAAATGGTTCTATATAATAGTCACTATGTATAGAATTTCTAGCTACAATAATAACTGATCTATTTGAAACATATGTCAAACTCTCTGTCTCACTACCAGGAGTACCATCACTACCAGTTGATTCTATTGCCTCTAAATATGGAATAAAAAATGTATCAGAAGCATTATAATTCTGGACTAATGAATTTATTTCAAATAAATCATTCTGTGCCCACGCATCACCATTACTAAGAACAGTAGTATTAATCTGACTAGCATTAACAACACTTGCTACATAACACCATGCACTGTCACTAGTTCTACGTAAAATATCTCCACGTACAACACCTGCTGAGAATTTACCACTATCTATAATAGTTGTAGTAGATGTATTTGAGTCACATGTACCATTAACTTGAGCAGCTAATGTTAAAACAGTACCTGTCCAGCTACTATACCTATATCTATGTCTTTGTTGTTCATCAAGAGCAACTACATAAACAGCTCCTGTAGATGGAGTATCGTTTGGAAAAGAAGTTGCAGGTTCAGCTTTTACTAAAGTACTATCTCCTTCAAGAGCAGGTGAAGCACATGTATATTGATCAGTGTCTGGTAAGCCTGTTGAACCATCTTCTAAGAATACTGCTATTGTATCACCAATTCTTGTATTACTGATTGTAATAGTAATAGATGTGTAAGGTTGTCTTAAAGTACCACTATCATCTGTTAATTTCAAACTGTTGTTATCTGAAGAATGCATTCCCTGCACCCATACACCCTGAGCACCAAAGAAAACACCCCCAGCTAACGTACCAAAAGGAGCAACTTTACTTACAGAATAAGATGAATATGCTGTAATATAAAACTGACCTTGAACTGTTGTATACCCAGAACCGTCTGACGTACTAAAAGTATCGGTTTCACCGTCACGACATTTGAATTGTAGATATGCATAAATATCTTCAAAGGTTCTACCTGCTTGATATATAGAACCTCCTTCAATAAATACAGCATACTCAGCACCAGTAGATTGTAATGAAAATTCAAATCCTTCCTTATAAGCATCCGTAAATCCACCTGAATCTCCTGTAACTGAATTACCAGATATATCACCAGTCAATACATCATCTTCAACAGGATCACTAGTTACATTAGCTAATGTAATATTACCTGTAGTTGTAGGAAATTCTGAGTCATCATATACAACTATAGCAGAATCTGCTCCTGCATTCCATGTAACTCTTTCCCCTACTGTTAAATCACCATTTTTACTCTTGTAATCTAAAGTACCATTTACATGAGCTATAGTAATATCAGAAAATCCAGAAGTAAGGGTAGTTGAATCAGCATCTAGTACAACATCCATATCAGAACTACCACCACTAGGAGCATCTACTTGTTCCCCACTAGAAAATGTTATGTATAAACAATTTCTACCAGACCCAGTATATGATTGACTATCTGTTGAACCATGTGTATGATATACCTGCAGTACACATTTCTTTTCAGCAGTATCAAACCCTCTAAGAATCCTATGAGCACCACTAGTTCCTCCTTCAACAGGTTTTCCTAAATCATCACCATCTGGAGCTTGTGTTACAGTACTATAACTTATATATGTATCTCCTTCAGTTCCATTAGCATCAGCAGAATCCACACTACCAACATATATACTATCACCGTCTGGTATTGTTCCACTTAATGCTCTAAGAACTAAAACACCTGTAGTGTCATCAGAAAACTCTGTTACAGAAACAACTTCTGCATGCCAATCTGGAGCAACAGTACCCCCTCCAGAAGTATTTTGTATAAAATCACCTGCACTAAAAGCTCCTGTGCTACTATTATCATATAATAGATAATGTTCACCAGTAGTTATATTTACTTCATCTGCTGCTGTTTCAGTAGCAACTGGTGTTCTATCACCAGCACTAAGATCAACATTTGCAGTATGTGTAAATGTATCTCCTGTGTGTCTTACATATACGTTTACAAGACCACTATCTATTAAGTTTCCTCCAAGTTTTACAGGTATTAAAACATCAATAGTTCCTGGATCAAAGTTATCTAATGTAGACCATTCTTCTATACGCACATAAGTTGATGGGTTATTGGTTGTATCAACAGGATGTTTCTGTCTAATATAAACCTGTGGGTTTGGTGTACCAGCAAAAGACGCAATAGTATAAAGATTACAATATATTTCATTACCAGAACTTACATCTTCATCAATAGTTCCTGCACCAATTCCATCAATAGTAGCAATTGTATTATCATCGACAGGTGCTGTTACTTCTTCATTATTTCTAACCCAAATTCTTGCATAGTTATCTGTTGGGTAATCATTCTTATATGCAAGTAGTCGACCAATTGTAGTACTCCCAGAATGTTGTATATTCTTATCTTTATCACTAGCTACCCAGTCTGTAGTAGCGTCTAAATCAATCATTAAAATTTCATCAGCACTACCATCCCCATAACCTGATGTATCTATTGAACCCCCAGTTAGATATTTAAGAGCTTCACTACCATCACCATTATCTATAAACCATCCATTTGTCATTGTGTATGAAACTGGAGTTTTATATTCTATTGGTTTTTTGTAACTCATATATCCTGGCTCATCAAACAAAGCCATTAACCAAGAATAGAATGCTTGAACCGTATGTACTGTATCTGTTGAACTAGTTTTCCTAATACATTTTGAGATTGGATATACTGTAAAATCGGTTTCTATCCCTGTAGCCATTCATAATCACCTTCCAATTTATATATTTATGTGTTGATTAATTTTTTTGAATTCTCTATAGAAAGACCAGTCTATCCATTCACTATTATTTCCTATAACAACAAATTCAACACACTTAGTTTTACGTTTTTTTCCTTGTTTATTTGGTAAGCTATAACTTACCACCTTTAAATCTTTTATGTTAACTTCTTTGTTTGTTCTAGGGTGTCTTATCACTTCTATCATGATGCCACATCATCCTCTGTTAAAACTGCAGTTAATGTGTAACCAGAAGTAGTAATAGTTCCACTAGTCTGATACGGTTCATATTTAGTTGAACCTTCATTACTTCTTATCCTTACTGTTATGGGGAGAGATTGTCCAATAGCCCCCCAATTATATGACCCATCCACATCACCACTGGTGTCTGTTTGCATATTCATAAGTGGGATATCTACTAGATCACTAGCTGTGTAGTCTCTAGCTAGTCTATGGAAGGAATAAGTATCTCCCGATTCCCAAGTATTATCATTACCATTTCGTAATCTAGTTGTTAAAATCTTTGTTGCACTTACTATTTCGTCTACAACTGCCCAACTACCATCTTCTATATTACGGACAGTATCTCCTTCCTCTATATTTGTAGCAGTAAAATCAATACCACCAGTATCCTGTAATTTAGTAGCTGTTCCACCACCTGTGCAGGAAGCTGTTACTTCATTATATAATGTAAAAGTCTTTGCTGCCCATGAAGTATACCTATAGTTTTGTTTGGTATTTTCATCCCAATCATAAACATGTAACCATCCTGAAGAAGGTAGATCAGTTGCAACAGTTTCATTTACTAGAAATGTGGAATTCCCAGAAGCATTCACAGGATCTGCTGTATAAGCATAAGAAGAACCTGCTGCTGATTTTTGGATGTACACCTGTGCATTTTCTATGTTATTCCCATCCTTGTCCTCTACATGAAC